ACCACTAGAAGCAAAGCCAATTCGTCCGTAGCCGGTAACTCCGTCTCCCCAGGTGTGAATGCCAACGCCTTCATGGCCAATCCATTTAGATCCTAGATAGCCTGCTATTTCAAAATTGTCATAGACTTGACTGGCCTGTGCTACTCTTGTAACACTAGATAGTGTGCCAGCTGTACCGGCACCGTCACCTCTTGATCCGCCTTGGCCTACAACTACTGTTAGTGTTTCGCCGGGGGTTACAGCTACATTATTATTGTAGGCTAATGCACCGCCTCCACCGCCGCCGCCATCATTGACATTTTGAGCACCACCGGCTCCGCCACCAACTGCAACCATTGATATAGATTCAACATTTGCAGGAACAACAAACGAGTAGGTTCCCGGGGTGGTAAATTCTTGTTGCCCTTGGGCTTTGGGCCTATAATAATTAGACCCGGCCAGTAAAACTTTTTCTAATGCAAACATATTATCTGCTGTCGCCCATTGATATTGCACCACGCCAGTTTGAGCCACCGTCGTCTGTGATAAAGACCAGTACATCTACACCTGCTGCTGCTAGACTTGGTGCTGAGCCGCTGGGCCACTTGACTGCTGCCGGCCAGTATTGTGTATAGGCACCACCGTTGGTTAGTTCTAGAATAATACTACCTACTCTAGCACCGGTCGGAGGGTTGGCAAATGTCCAAGTCAATGCACCCACTGCTGTTGCAGACGCATAGTTACCTAATTCCATATTAACTGTTACACCGCCGGATACATTACCTAATGCATTGTGTGCAAGACTATAATCTTTTATTGTTGGTCGAATTAAATTATTATCTTGGAAGTCAAGATAACCATTCATTGTTCCGCCGTTGATACTAACTGGGGTGTAACCCAGGCCTCCAGCTATCTGACCAGATGTGATAGTTGTAACTGTGGCTGCGTTACCTGTTACATTGATCGGCCAAGTGCCGCTGGCTCCCGTACCTGTGAGTGTAGGCGCATAGCTGTTGATGTTTACATCGCTGATTAATTTTGCCCATGCACTCCAAACATTACCAGTGTCTCTACGACTGCGAACATAGTTGTCTGCATGGGCTCCTGTGCTTCCGCTCCATCCAATTAATAACTCGCCGCCGCCGGCGCCGCCTAGTGTAATTGCATTACCATAGCTTGTTGGATAACCGTTACTATAAACACTGCGTAATCTCAAGCCGCTTGGTTCACCAAAACCGTCTGTCTCGGCTGTGATATTTCCAGAGTTAGAAACCCCAGAAGTACTTGATGCGGTATTAGCATTGCCACTAATGTTTATTCCGTAAGTGCTGCCATCGTTTAAAACAATATTCGGTTTGCCAGTTACTCCTGTCCAAGCTACAGAACCTGCAGAACCTGCACTTCCTGTAATATTAATGCCCCAGGTGCCTGTTGCGCCGGTGCCAGATAATGTTGGAGAATAACTATTATAGTTGGCGGCATTTAATGTAACATAACCGTTGACTAACAAACTGTCGTTGTCGGGAACAATAAATTCTGCTTTGTCGTCAACTGGAGATATGCCAGCATCATTAGTTACTCTAAAGCGTAATCTAGTCTTCTCTCCGCTAACTGATTCATATGTAATACTTGCAGCATCTCCGCTGCCACCGAATGGATCATTAGGAAATCTAATACCTGCTGTTGAAACATTTACCTGTCCACTAAAGGTTGCTGTTGTACCGTTGATAGCAGTGCCCGATTGGTTGGTTAATGCTCCAGGATTAACTGGAGTATATCCTAAAGAATTTATAATTTGACTGCTTGGAAGATTTGCTACAGTAGTTGACTGGCCGCTAATGTTAATAGCCCAAGTGCCACTTGCACCACCACCTGTTTTAGTAGGAGCATAGTCGTTATAATTGTTACTATGGAGAATTTTATTCCAAGCTGTAGCACCGCTGCCTGCTGTACTTCTATAATACAAATTCTGTGCATAAAAATCTGCACTAAACTGCATGGCATAGTAGTTTGCGTCATTTACATGAGTAGATGATATTAAATGATACCAACTACTGGTAACTGGCCATCCGTTGGCAGTTGTTGGAGCACTCCAATCATAAAATCCGCTATCTGTTCTAGTTGAGATAACTTCTTTTGAAGCTGCGTGGAATCCAGCAGTAGACTGTCCTAGTCTACCTGTCATTGTATCGCCTACTCTTTGAATATTGTTTGTGGCGCTTTGTGCCACTGTTGCACTGGCAGCATTACCGGTAATATTAATTCCGTATGTTCCAGACAGTCTACTTGTAGGAACAGTACCTGTTGTTAGTCTATCAGCATTGATATTTAAACTTGTGCCGGTACCACTAAATGTTCCAGTTGTTGTACCGTTGATTGTGGCATTACCAAATACAGTAAGAGCAGCATTGCCGCTGCTGTTTGGTACCAGTCGCATTGATTCAAATGTGCTGCCGCTGTTGTGTGTCCAACTAAAATATTCGTTGCCGTTATCAGTTGTTTGAAATTCTAATCTGCTGTTAGCGTCGCCATCACCTGTGTTGTAAAAACGAATACTTGCACCGTCTGTATTCATTCCCCAAGTTAAACCACGACCGGTTGTTGACCAATTTAGATCGCCGGTTAATGTTCCACCAGATGCTGCTATATTTCCGCTGGCTGTTCCTGTAACATTTCCGATTACTGCACCAGTATGAGTTCCTTGAGTGTTACCAGTTACATTGCCAGTTACATTGCCAGTTACATCGATTACATAGCCGCCGGATAATCTAGCAGACGGAACTGTACCTGTTGCTAGATTAAATGCATTGAGATCAGTTATGCCCGATCCTCGACCTTGAAATGTTGACGATCCACTAGATAAATTAATGTTTCCAGAAACATTGATAGTACCTGTTAAATTAAGATCTGCTGCTCCAGATGCATTTGGAGTAAGACGCATAGATTCATAAGTTGAACCACTTACAGTATGAGTCCATCTAAAGAATTCATTAGTGTTATCGCCGGTGTTAAATTCTAATCTGCTGTTTGTATCAGCATCGCCTGTATTGTAATAACGAATACTTGCACTATCAGAATTCATTGACCATTGTAGGCCACGACCGGTTGTATTCCAAAAAATGTCGCCGGACATGGTGTCGCCGGATTTTAACAAATTAAGACTGGCAGCACCAGTTAAATTACCAACTACATTACCAGTTAAATTGCCAATTACATTACCGTATGCATTTCCTGTTATAATAACATCTTTGGTAAATGTAACTTGATCTGTTAGTGTTCTACCACTGATGGTGTTGGTTTTTAGGCCGTCGAGTGTTGCTGCCGCAGAGTAAATATCACGCCATCTATGGCTTGGTAATCCAAGTACTGGTCTTTTTTCAATTGCAGTACCTAATGTATAGTCCGGAACCAATGCAGGAGATAGTATTCCGTCAGCATTGGCTGCACTGGCTGAAATAAATGTAACTGTGGTTGGGGCAACGGTTACCGAACCTGTTAGTAATTTTAATTTAATTGCATTAGAAACATCAGACTCAAGTGTTGGTGTAAATCCTTCAATTCTAATGTTGAGGTTATTTCCATCGCCTACAATAATACCAGGGGCTTCAACTTCTAGATATTCCAGTTTGCCCAGTGTTGCTAGACTTGAGTTAACAACATTGATTGCCAGTGTATCTGTAGTCAGTGTGTTAGCTGGAACTGGAAGGGTGATATCTGCAGAGCCATCAAAATCGACTGTGTTAATTTTCTTAGGAAATCTAATTTTACTTGCTGTTGCTGCATTACCATTAACAACTGGTGCGTTAATTACACTGGCTGTTAGTTCATTAAATGTGCTGGTCCCAGATAGTGCTGTTACATTACCTTGAACATTACCAAACAAATCAGAGTTGATTGTGGTTGCTGTAAAGCCGCCCACTGAATTTCTAGCAACAATGGTTCCTAGAATATTTTCTGATTCAGCATTGATGTCCCATGTGGTTTCAAATGCTCCGTTGAATTCAGAACCAATGATATAATCGCCGGGCTTTAATGGTTGATTAGTTGCTGCGGTAACCGTGATATTAGATGTTCCGTTGAAGTCAACACCGTTGATTTTTCTTACATCTTTTAGTTGGCTAGCTGTTTCAGCATTTCCTCTAACATTACCAGTTAGTGCATATTTTGAAATTGCATTTGTAACTGTGGATGTTGTAGTTGCTCCAGAAATAGTAGGGCCAGGACGAATTGTTGTAGTTGAATTAACTCCGTCGTACCAGGTAGTAATACTTCTAGGATCGCTGATTCCTGTATTGGTATTCCAAAGTCTATCTCCCTGGTTTTCTTCAACAGAATATAATACCCATCTTCCGAGTTCATTAGCTTGATAGAGCAGAACATCTCCTGTTGACCCGTATTCTGCATAATAAAGGTCACTGTTTACTTTTTCTAATACTTTTCCATTCAATCGAGTATTAACAGGATCAGTTAGTGTAACTGCCTGCAATACTGCAACTGCTACTTGTTCAGTACCTGTTGAAGGATAATTCAATCCAGGATAAATTACTGAGAAACCAGGGACTGCTTCATCTGCAGAAATTGTAAATTCTTGATCAGAATGAATCGCAGTTGTAACTCCATTAATCTGTGTTAGAATAACAGGATACGATGCACCGGTAGCTGACTTAATTTTAGTACTAGTCATCTTAGTGACTGCAAATCCTTCGGCGGCTTCTGGACCAACTTGACGCCAAACAGTACCATCGCTGACATACAATTGTTGTGTGGTAGTTTTTAACCACAGGCCACCATTGCTGTGACCTGGCCCAGTTTCTGCTACTGTGGCATTACCAATTGACAACCAACTTGTACCGTTATATACTTTAAGTGCTTTTGAATTTTTATCGTACCATGCTTGGCCACTTAATGCTCGAGCAGGTGGACTATCATTGGCAAAGTTCTCAAGCAAGAAAATAAAGTTTTCATTTTGGACTTCACCGTAACCGGTATAATTTCTACCTATTAGGCCTACAGGGGTGCTGGTATCTAAGATACCATCATCAACTATAGTAAGTTGTGTTCCGTCAAATCTATTAATTATGTAGGCCATTAGTCGCTCCGTGTTTCATTATGATACAAATGTCCATGCATTTGCAATTATTTGATATGTTTTAACAATTCTACTGATGTTGTATGCTGGTGTTGGAATCGATACTGTACTAAAAGTTACATCAATTAATGCTGAACCTGTACCCGATGGGGTATTGAAAGTAGCTGGTGATTTGTTTATGTAACCGTTTAAATCTAATGTTGGGCGAACTTCTGAAACAATTGTACATAAAATTCTAGCAACTGTGCCATTATCATATTCGTCCACAGGAGCAATTAATTGTAAGTCAGATGCAATTTGATCGTTGGTCCTACCATCGGATATGTCCATAGACAATGCCAACGGTTTAGCTTTGATCTGCACATCAACATAATTTTTAGTAGCGGCATCAGATATACCAACTGGCTCACCAATTTCGGTTATTCTTGCAGTGCCGTTCAATACAACATTACCGGTTCCATTAGGATATATTTCTATATCTCCGTTGGCGTTAACTGATGAAATTCTATTGTTATTAACATAGATGTTATCAATAGTAAATTCTGCCTGCACACCAAAAATGTTAATACCTGTGGCTCGTGTTACCGCATTTGTTAATTCGTAAGTGGCAGCGCCTTCGTTGTATTTTAATAATTCTACGCCAGCAATCCTAACGGATTTACCATATTCTAAATCAATGTTTTGATTAGAGACCCATGCATCTCTAGTAAGACTCCAATAAATCTCTTTGTCGCCGCCGGTGCCCGACGATCGTAATATAATGCCGCCGCCATCTGCTTGTTCGTTGGTTAGTATAGAACTATCTGCACTTGTTCCTAGTTCTATTTGTTTATTTTCAACTCTAAGATTTGCAACATCAACTGCTACCGTATTTCCTAAAACTCTTAGGTCACCGTTAACTGTTAGGTTTCCGCCTACTGTTGTTTGACTGCTTAAAAATCCATCATAGATCTTAACGGTCTGCGAGCTTGGTTCAACTACTATAGCATCATCTTGCACCGCACCCCTACGAGCACTGATTCTGATAAATTTATTCTGTGCAACGTTTTGTAACAACAAATCCCCGTTGGTTTCTAATAATTTAACTTGTTGTGCGTCACCAATTTCAACTCCGTCTGTAACACCTAACTTTCCTACAATTACTCCGCTGGTATCGTTCCTGACATAGGTTGTATCAAGTCGACCGCCTAGTTTTTCAGAATTAGTAACTGTAACATTAAATTTAATACCAGCAATAGTACCGGCATTAAAACCAGGAATAACTGTGCCACTGAATCCTGTAATAGGAAGTTTTGGAGTGAATTCTGTTTCACTGCTTGAAAAGATGCCAATCAATGTTCCGTTATTATACAAGCTGGTGATAATTTTACTTTGATTCAAAGAATCTAAAATTGTATTAACACGAATACCACTGATACCCTGACTTAGTCCGTAGCTTGGGCCAAGCAATAATGTATTCACTCCGTCATAAAAATATAACTGTTTGTTTGTATCATCAAACCACAAGTCACCCGGTGTTAAAGAAGTAGGCTGGGTTGCACTGATAGTGGCGGAACTAACTGGTTGAAATGATGTACCATTGTACACTTTTAATTTTAATTCAGTGACATCGAACCAAATTTGTCCTCGAATAGGACGAGTGGGTCTTGCCGCACTGGCAAAGTTTTCTAACAGTTTGATAAGATTTTCATTAAATGCTTCGCCGAAGCCGCTGTAGTTTTTTCCAATCAGCGTAAGGTCAGTGGTTAGGTCATCTATCTGTCCATCTGATACTGTGGTTAATGTTGTTCCGTCTGATTTGGTAATTAAATATGCCATATTTTATCTCTTAGAATACTGGTGGACCTGAACGAATAATATAGTTCAGTGTTAAGTAGGGATTCATAATTGAAAAACTCTGTCCTAACTGTGGTGTTGTATAACCCAATACTCCGCCGCTACTTGGGAGATATTGCATTTGGCCCGGAGTTGTAGGGCCTCGGCCAAGGAAGGCTCCTTCTCCCGGATCAATTGATGAAGGACTAGCTGTGTCTAATCGTGTTGCATGATATTGATTACTTCCGCTAACTCCTGCATCATTTAGTGCTTTAAAGTTGTGTTCGTGTTGTGGAAGGTTAGTTGCGGTTAAAGTGTTTCTATAATCGCCGCTGGCTCCGCCTAAAGTAGAAGCTTGTGCATCATCAATTCTTGGAACTAATGTTGCCGAGCCTGTACCTGTGCCTACCGCAACAGCAGTAAATGTAGTACCGACTGCTGAAGAAATAGCACCTACCCAAGTACCGGGAATTGATTGATTAGTCCAGTTAGTTGAACCAACGCTGGCAATCGTGTATCTACGACCTACAACAAATCTGCCTGCCGGAATAGCTTCACTACTAGGCAATCCGCCGCCAGCATCTGTAAATCCGCCACCTAATGGAACGGTGTTGTTGTTATCCATGTCGTGTTTACCTAGAGGAAAGCGACCACGCATGTCAGGCAATACAAAAGTCAACGAAGTTGGAATTTGTTGGCCTCTAAATGCTGTTCCGTAGATATTACCAATAACATTATATAATGCTAGATATTTGGAAATTTCTTGTTCGCTGCCGTCACACAATAGATAACCATAGGGTGCTGCAGATCCGGCAAATGGCAAAATTGTACCAACTGGCACTCCAAGATCCCCAACAAACACATCTCTAGTTTCTTTTAATAGACCTTCGCCTGATCTAAAGACAAGTACATAATCATCAGCTTTTGATACATTAGGACTAGGTTGAACTTTACTGGAAATAATTCCAGAAGTAATAACTGTGTCAAAGGTCTTTGTAGTACCGCCAACTTGTCCGTCAAATGTGATATTTGCAGAAGTTACATCTCCCTGCATTTTAAAAGTTGTTGGAAAACGCAGGTTGGTTGCAGTAGTGGCGTTACCAATAATATTACCTTCCAGTGCTCCAACTAAAGTATCTGCAATAAGAGTTTTAGTCCTAACAGTGTTCCATCGTCTTGTTAAACTTCCACTGTCGTATCTTTCTGTTTCTCTCGGCTCAATAGAAGTTGTAATTGTTTGGCCGTAAATATCAATGTTCTTGCCGATAAGAGCATTTTTAGTTACTGCTATACCGCCTGCGGTTCTAAAGCTACCGTTATTAAAGTTGGTGCTTTCAGCAATTCCAGTGAGAATTAAACTGCCGTCAGTTTTAATATTGCCGCTGACAACCAGTGCTTCGTCGGGTGCGGCTACATTAACACCCACTGTGTTGTTAACAATTTTTAGAACAGTATCTGGAACACCGTTTCGGTTAGTTTGAAGATCAATACTAGCACCTGCTGTGGCGTTGTATATCTTAGCGGCTGTTGAGGTTGAAGTTAAACTAAATGTCCCATCAATACCGATTGTAAGACCTGCATTATTTCTAATATTGAAATTTTGTTCAGTTGTATTAGTAGTATCTGATCTTAAAAACTTAGATGCGGCAACCGCGGTACCTGCAACATTTAGTGAATCTGCAGCAATTGCTGTTCCGTAAAATTTTGGTAGGAAGCCGCCTTCGCCAATATCAAGGCTAGTAATGTTGATACCCGTTTTAATTGCTGAGAAGCCGTTAATAGAATTTTTAGGAGTAAAGCTGTCTTTACTGATAACAATAATTGGTTTGTCTTCTACATAAAAGGTTACAATAACTCTATCAAAGTTATCGCTATCAATAATAGATTCTACAACAGGACCAGATTGCAAACCTGTAGAAAAGTTAGGTCCGACTAAAATCCAACTTGATCCAGAAAATACATATAACTGTTGGTTAGTTGTGTCAACCCAGAGTTCGCCAACTCTAGCAGATTCTACTGAAGGTTCGCTGGTACTTTTTTGAATATTACTGGCTGCTTTCCATTGGGTGTTATCCCAAATTTGTAAAATGCCTTCTAGAGAATTGTACCACAGTTGACCTTCAACTGGGTTTGCTGGGGCTGACCCGCTGGCAAAGTTTTCTAACAATGCTAAAAAGTTTTCAGCAATAATTTGTCCGTAACCTGTAACATTGCGGCCTGGAAAGTCTAAACTTGTGTCTGCATTAGAAGTATTATCATAGACCGTAATCGGGGTCTTGTTTTCTCTGTCGGTAAAATTTATGATGTATGGCATTTATTATACCTCTGTGAAACCAGTTAAGCTCTGTACACGGATTGTATAATCCACTTGAAGCAGTCTGTTTAACGACTTTTGTACAGGATGGAATACTACATGAGTAAGCAATTTACCTTCTCCATTTGGATTGTAGCTTTTAAGACCTAGCTCATCAAAAACATAGCTACTGTTCATGTCAACACTGTTATCAAAGGCCTGCTGACCAACTGGCTCGCCGTAATCTAATAAGCAGCTAATAACAATATCGCTGTAAGTTGCTCCGCTGATATGTCGAATTTCCATTTTGTTTCTTGTTGGGTCCACATTCTCAATAGAATTTTGATCAACAATTTTAGCGTAGGTTTGATTATACAAACCAGTGTTTACTCCAACAGTATTAGGCGTTAGATAGGTAATTAGGCCGGTAGGATCGACAGTAGTTCCGCCGCTGCCGAAGGCCATTTGGTAAATCCACCCCTGCCCTTGATTGCTTAGACTGTTAACCATAGCAACACTCATATTTTCATAGTGAATAGCATTACGCTTGTCTTGAAATACTTCGCCGGTTTCAGGGTCAAAAATCTTGATATGGCCTTCAAAATGCCATCCCGCAGTCTCGTTAGGTTGAGAATTTTCCTTTGGTTTTTCGTTTTTCATAGTTAATTCACTTGTGTTTTTCTGTTCCATAGTATATTTATTCAGGCAGTTCGGTGCTCTTTTGTTTTAGAAATTCAGCAATAGAACTTGTGTTTTTCAACAGAGTAATACCTGACGAAGCAGTTGTTTCTCCTCTATCATACCAAGTTTTACCAATTCTTCTAATAACAGTGATGCGTGTTCCTGCAGGTACCGTAGATGTTAATCGAATATAATCGTTTACACCGTCTACACTGAATTCAGCTTCTAACACTTTATCAGCTTGTGGACTGGTAATATTAATTGCTTGATCGTAGACTGTTATGGGGTCTTTTCTTAAGCGTCGACCTGCGGCAAATACTTCAATTTGATCGCAAGGTTCGTAACCTACAGGAATGGTCGTTCTTGTCCAATCAGCTCTGGTTGCTGCTTCTGGAACATAGTTTAACGGACCAACTAATAAGCTACTTCCGTCGCTGACAAAGTCTAGCCTTTCTTGGCTTTCGTTGTACGGAAGACTTTCAACTCTACCAACATCAACTACATTGCTGCCTATAGCATGAGTTTCTTTAATTGATGTGCCGTTAGTGCCTCTTCTCAGCTGAGATAATGTAGTAGCAGTTTTCTCAAAGTAGTCAATACGCTCACCGTTGATATAAACAGTTCCGGGAATATTTCTAGATTTAATTGGATCAAATAAATCAGCAGTGTCTGTAACATACATTACTTGATCGTAATAATTTAAATCTTGAGATAGTGTTACAGCTTTATCAATGCTGAATCGTTTGAAATGATAGATGTTTAACATGTCTTTAAACACCTCATATGCTAACGGAGCACGCCTTAGATAGTTGCCAAACTGTACAATTTTAATTTCGTCATTGATTACTGATGTGGTTTTTAAGTAGACAACATTTCTAGGAATGGATACCTCATAGTCTTGATCTTGTGTTAGACGATGACCATTTTTATAGATCCAGATATAACTGGCACTAACTGGTTCTCTTGCCAATTGATACTGAACTTTTCCTCCAGTATATTGATCGGATATGATATTCATACTTGGATATTCACTAAACCAAGTAACTGTAATCTGATCCCCTTCTTGAAGTGTAGTTGTACTATCGTTTTCCACAAAACTAGTTCCGTTAAAAACAATGTTATTTCCTGTAAAGGTATATTGACTTCTAATATCAACAATGACTTTGATCTCATCGTTGATTGCCAGTACTTCGGTGTCGACTGTTATTGTATTTTCATTTCCGTTATAGACATAATCAAGAATATTTCTTTTTAATTCATTGTTGACATAAACCTGAATATTGGTTTGTGTAGCAGTGTTAGGAGCTTCAATAGGATCTTGCCCTATTAAAATAACATTATTAGTTCCGTCATATACCGCAAATTCAGTATCAACACCTTTTAATTGGATACCATTAATTTCAACTAGGACGGCACCAGATGCACTAGCTCTTTCTAGATTTACAAATTGATCTAAATCGTAACTCAATGTGCTTCCGTCAAATACTAGAGTTTGTTGATTAACTCGTACTAACGAGTTGGCTGACGAGTCAACATCCAAAATGGCTCCTAGACAAACAATTTTTACAATCTGTCGGCGCTCTGGTTTGTTGGCAAACTGTATTAGTGTTTTGTTTGTGATATCCAATACTTCAGAACTATTGATAGGAAGTGCGTCAACATCGACGCCATCAACCGTAACAACCACCGATGCTGTATCAGCAAAATTTGCTCTAGTTAAGAAAAATAGTGTATCGCCGTCGGCTTCAAATTCTTGATAGTCAAGTAGAGCTGCGCCGCCAACACCGATAGAAATAATTTCAATCACTGAATTGTGTATTGGAGCATTAGTAAACACCACTTCGTTGGTGTTATAATCTATGATATATTCTATGCTGCTGTCTGCTGAATTAATTTCGCATTTTACTTTATCAACATATACCATCACAGATGCACTATCAAGCACAGTTAGTCCGATAGCAAAACGCTTGTCTCTTCCATTACTCTTTAATATACGAGACTGTAACGGTGTTGCACCAGTTTGAACTGTATGGAATACTTTGATAGAAACACTGTCTATGACCTGTCCCGGAATATTTTCTTCTGGTGCAGGTATTTGATCTGGACTGATAAATTTGCTGCCATCGACTACAATGTCTTCTGATGCTGTGCCTGTGGCTGTAATATATGCTCCGCTGACTGCACTCAACGAACCGCCAGTTAAATTTGTATCAATAATATTAATGTCAGTGATATTAACTGTACCGTCACTATCCATTGGGCGGAATATCAGTGTATCTCCATTTTCTATCTGAACATACCGCTGAACATCAACGCTGTTTGTAGAGCCGTCGCCTATAACAGTAGGCATAACAGCTGATAAGTTTGTAACTCCAGCACCTCCAAAATTTGGATCGTCTATGCGGATGGTACGAGATTCTTCTATACCTTGATCGTAGACCACCACTGGGGCTCCTGCGGAATCTAATGTATCAATACTTCTAGGAGATCCCAATCCGGTACGCTTTAGATAAACAGATAACTGTTGCCCTATTGTAGGAGTAAACGGTAATAGAATTGTTAATTCTTCCCAAACGGCCGGAAACTCAACTGGAGGTTTATCAGCATTGTCAACTACTGCACGATATTGCTTGTTTCCGTATTGAACTACAGAACCTGCTTTCCAAGTAATTGATCGACTGTCGACACCAGTTAATGTATACGGTTGAGTATCGACTACATAATAGAAGTCTGAGTTAGCTTCTACAGAATCCCAGGTGTCAGTAAACCACGGAAGGGCATCCCAACCACCCGAAACATCAAATGTAGTTCCTTGGATTTGCACTCCACCAAAGTCAATACCTGTCATTAGTTGGTTGATCTCTTTACCAATCATGCCTTTAGTTGGGCTGTAGTATTTGTTAATTCTATCAACTGCTTCTAATATTTCATCGGCTTTTTCGTAGACAATTATTATAACATCACCGGAAGTTGGCAAAGATAATAGTTTTAATTTACCTCTTAACAAACTATATTCGTCTGTGCTAGATTTATAAAATGTAATTACATATGCACTATCTAATATAATTTCGTCATTGATGGTTACTGCAATTTTTGTCTTATCTCGTACTGGAGGATAACTTAATTCAAATATTGATGTAAATCCATTAGCAACAAACTCTTGACTGTATGAGTACTCTTGGTAAGTGCCTTCTTTAGTAATTCTATCAAACTTAACTGTTAGATCAAAAGTTCTTGTTTTGCTATCACTAATGATCGCCACAGCTTTTGCAATGCTGGCAGATGTTCCGTTGCCTCCAACAATACTCACCGAAGCAGTAGTGTATCCGGTACCAGGTGTTAATATTTTAATTCCGGATACAGAGCCGTTGGCAATATATGCCTGTGCTGTTGCTCCAGACCCATCTCCTGTAATAACAACTTTAGGAGCATCTTTGTAATCTGCTCCTGCATCAGAAACAACAATATCAGTGATAGAATAAGTGTGATTGTCTTTCCACCACTTGTAAGGATAGGTATCAATAACACTAGAATTTTCTAATACTGGCAGTATTTGCCCTTCTCTAACATCATATGCTGGTGGCACATCAAAGTCTGTTATTGCTGCACCCTGACGATCTATATCAGTGTACCTGCTGGTGTATTCCCTAATTGTTGTTCTAAATGGTTTTACTTCTTCTAGATAACTTTGGAAACTTGCAAGGTTGTCGTTCTTGTAATTTGTTTTTTGTTCTAAGTCGCCAATGTTATGTATTGCATTTAAGAAACTGGTTTTAAAAGCCCAATCAACATATAACTGCTCCGAGAATATATAACGAATGCTGGCAAAGAACAATTTATTCCACTCTGCTCTTAGATCATCAATAAAGATATTTTCCTTTAGTGCAGCAAATATAAATCTTAATTCTTGCGTTGGTTGATTGTCATAAGTGACTTCGTCATACGAAGTTTGATAATCATATACTTTGACATTGTATATTGACTCATTAATTTTAATTGTGCCGTTTTTGCGACCAACTAAAATATAGTTGCCAAGAATATTTCCGCTGCCGTCTATAACTCTTTCAAGCAAGGCCCAGCCGCCGTTTGCGTATTCTTTGATCTTGATAACATCGCCTACTTTTATTTTAATAGTAGGTTCAAGGTATAGATCCAATATTTCTTTTACAATACGAGTTACTGAACTGTACCCGGTAGCGTACCAGTCAATGTAACTCCAATATTTTGTAGTGTCGTATGATTGTACTGTACTCTTAAAGAAACCTTCTCTAACACTGTCCCAGAAATAGATAGACCAGTAGTTGTTATAGGTTGTATCGTTTTTAACTAATACTGAGAAGTTTCTTACCGATACATCAGCAGTAGTATATTTTCTACCTTTCTGTACAACAGTAACAGAGGTAATTCTGCCTTGAAGGTCAAGAGTAACAGTGGCTTTGGCGCCGAGTCCGTCACCAACTATTTTAACAGGAGGTGTTGTACGATATCCAAAGCCTGCATCAATAATGTCAATAGTGTCTATTTCACCGTCAACAATATTTGCACTTAATACTGCTGGACTAATTCTAATAATACCAACTTCTGATAATTCAACAAATGAGTCTACTGTTAAGTCGTAAAGGTTTAGTGTTGAATTAGGTATTGCTTCGATACGATTTAAATTTTCAAAATCAATTAGATCAGCAAACGGTCTTGTTAAAAGTATGTCGTTGCTTCTATCGATTGCAATTTTTAATGCTGTCCCGCGATCAACAAACATTGTTTGTATAGGTCTAAATGCTAGACCGTAACGCTGTTTAGGTAATAGTGTAGGATCAGGTACAGGATTGCCTGCCTGATTAAATCCAACTAGGCTGTCTATCCATTTTTGTTCAAGCGGATTACTTGGCAGACTATCTGCAACACCTTCTGTTAGTAACTGGTATTCTGTATGTGTTGCATTAGGTCTTCGTTCTGAATTGTAGTATTCGATGTTTATTAAGGCAGAGTCGCCTGTAATAACCGAACTTAAATTGTAGGTTAAAAACTTGTCAGTGTCAATGATAGCAAGTATTGGGGTACCATCGCTGGCAGGATTTTCAATTAAAGTTGCAACGCTGGCTGCAGAAATGTTTCTACCCGGTACACCTGTTGGTGTAATTGTTTTGCCTTTAACCCAGAAATAATACTTTGTTCCGTATGATAATCCTGTATTAGGATTTGTAAATCGCTTAATAGAATATGCTGTATTATTGTATAAAGGTTGTCCAGAAATTCCTGCAGACAATCCGTCTGCGGTGTCTGCCATTTTGGCCCAGTCAGTTGGACTCATTGAACTTTCAACCCACTCGCAGATGTCAATGCTGGCGCCCGGGGCCAGTTGATTCCAGTTGCCGGCTCTGTAGGCAAGATCCCCTTGCTCATAATGAGCCCATTTAGCTGTACTGATATTCCACCAAATTACTCCAACATTTTTTTCAAACCAGGCTCGGTCAGCGTCAACTTCAACTTCGGTAGTACCGTTGGTATAACTGGCCGGATCGTATAGAGTTTTAAACTTAATTTCTTGTTCTGCACGACCAAGAATTTTTAATTTGTTTACATCAATAATATCTAGATCTGCAATTTTTAAATAATGCTCGTCATCATACAGAGCAACACTCTTTAACAGATTGATATTCACCATAGGCGATTCTTCTGCAACAACCGTAAAGCTGTCTTTGGTAACATCCTTTCTAAATATTCTAGTCATGCCCGAAGTAGCATAGCTTGGAGAACCTGTTAAAATTACTGACGCTGTGCTGTCTAACGAATATCCAAATCCTTCATTATTTGTTATATCGGCTTCTAATTTTTCAGAAAGTATATAAGTTTGATCTTTAAGTTCAAATACATAAACCTGTCCAGGATAACCTTGATCTTCGGAGAATGTTGTTCTATTGCCGTCGAATCGTGTTCCTAAAGCTAGATCAAATCTAGTCGGTAATTTATAAGGAGTATTTTTTGCCCCAACTACCACACGCTCGCCGCGTTCACTGATAGAAACACTAAAACCAAATAACTCATTGTTATAAATTTCATAGCTTTGAAGTTTTTGTTTTAGACGATATTCTGTATCGTCGTATTTGAAAATATAAACACTACCTTGATTTTGTAAATTGCTATCTGCTTGCGGGCTAGAAACTACTATAACATTTCCGGAGTTATCAATGTCTATTGAGAATCCAAACAAATCCCCAGAATTGATTATCTCTGTTGGGGCCAAGTCGTTGACCGCAGGCAAACTACCTGCATTGATTGTCTGGATTAGACTATAGAAGCCGTAGGCATTCATTTTATAGATATAGATTTTTCCAGATGTTGCAGTTGATACTGCTGCAACTAATGTCCACGGAGATCCGTTATCTGGATCTGCACCTATTGAAGTTGCTGTACTCAATCTGCGATAGACACCCGATTGTTTAACTACATCGTTGATTTTATATGTTTGGTAACTATTCCAAACACCTCTATAATTAGTAAAATATTGTCCATCACTAGTTGGTGATCCTATTACTAGAGTCATACCGTCACGACTCATAGTCATACTAGTTCCAAACTTGTCTCCCTCTTTGACTAATTCAGCAACTTGATTAGATAACAGCGAACCAACTGTAGGATCTGAGCTATCGTCTTCAAGAGCAATATTTGTGGGCAATGAACTTTGCGTTGATATAGGATCTAATCTTGTCCACTGATTTGAGTTAACAGAGATAGTACTACCATCGCCTGTTTGGTCTTCTAGTGACTGCCACAGTGCATTGTTATACCATACAATGGCGCCGGCTTCGTAGAATCTAGCGCCGGAGTTATCGTAAACACCTTTAAAGTTTTGATTCTCAATTAGTTGCCATTCTTTAGCAATATTAGGATATTTTCTAATTATAGAATTACCCATATTCAATGTTGCCGATGAATAATAATACAAGATACTGCTGGTGTTTTCTGTTACGGTAATTTGAACTTTTCTAGTCGTAGCAGTAGCAAACCCTGCAATATACTGTGCCTGGGTAACTGTACGATTGTCAATGAGATAAGTTACTCCAGTAGTGTACAATGTGCCACCACCTAACACTCCGTTGATGTTGTCGTTACTAAAATTTAAAGGGTGCTTGTTGGTTACTGTACCATCTACAGGGTTAGGATAATAAACATTGCTAAGATCAGTTTGATCAAATATATATGTGTTTCCAACTGTTAGTGATAGATTAGGTCTATACTGCTCATTGATGTAATATTTGTAACCAGCTTCCATTCCCTGAGGTGGCGCCACTGTTATTTTATAGGTAACTGTTTCTGAAGTATTGGTAGTTAGAGGAGCATACTTGTATAGATATACTCGGCCTTTATTATTTTCTGCACCTGGTGCAGAAATAGCCATATAATAATTTCCAGAATCAACTCCAATTGTTATTTTAGAACCAAACTGTTCATTGGTATTTTGTCTTGGACTAACAAAACTATATCTTTCAACCCAACTTTGGCCGCTCCACTCATAAAGAGATACTGCACCTTGATACTGATATCCGGTACTTGATCCTTGTTGATTAGCCGTGATTACTAGCGCCGGCTCCCAGTCTTCCATGGTGGTATCAATTCTAGCAAAGGTACTATCTGCTCCAACATGGGTACTATCGGCGCCGGTATAGTCCTGGGCATAGATGTCAACTTTAGCCCTCCATAGTTTTCCTTTGTGTAAAACTATGTTTCCTTGAAAATAATCTAAATCGCTGTTATAAATTCCTTGATAATCTGACCTTACTGCGGTTGCTCTTGGACTACCAATTGCTAGCCATTTACCGTCTGGGCTAACAGCCAAACTTTCACCAAATACATTATAGGCTGCTGCACTGATACTATTAGGTCTTTCAAATGTCTGGAAAGGCTTAAGACCGTCTGATCGTTCGAGATATGAAACTACTCGATTACTTTCTGGCATTGAGGACACTATTTGTGTCAATATATCAATGTATAATACTGCTGTTCCGTTTCCTTTAGGACTAGTTACTCCGTATTCTGAAATTTCAGTTGCTGAAAATATTTTTTGTTTTTCAACAACTTCCCAATTGTTTGATTCGTTAGTGTCTATCCAAAATTTAGCTCCACTAGTCAATGATGCTGCGATAGCAAGGTCAACTGATTGATATGTAGGAAAACGAGCAGAAGTAAAACATTCTAAATTAATAATATCATCTGCTTGCCACTTGGGTTCCTTAGCATCTTTACTAATTTGAATCACAACAGTTCTTCTATCTGGTACTTCTGTAATTTTATAGAATCCTTCTAGATTCTCAATATTTCTAACGCCAAAGATATCACCGACAGACAGTCCGTGTGATCTTCCTAGTGAGATTTCAACTCTTGTTTTAACCACAGTAATATTGGTGATTAATAACAGTTTAGAAATATTGTATCTTAACACAGTCCATGAAGTGTTGTAGAAAGTAATCCATACATGAGAATTTTCTTCAAATTCTGAAATATTAAGAGTTAAAATATCATCATAATTCTTAACAGCAAAATCAACATCAAAAGAATTTACATATCCTGCTGTTCTTGGAGTTAATTTATATTTCTTAACTGGATTAATGTTAGCTGTAAACGGAATTGGTGCAATTGTAAAATTCTTTTCTGGCACACGCATATACAGATCTAATACATCAGTACTAGCATCTGTAGGGGCAATAATTACAGGTTGGGGATTGATTTTAAAATCATTTTTTAAAATTCTAAATTCAGTTTCATTAAACTGTTCGGTACCACCTAATCGACCCACACGGAACGCCCATTCTTCATTGAGTTCAATACTGCCTGTATTGGTTCTACTTAATTTGTCAAAAACTTTGGTAATGGCATTTGCTGTACCTTTTTCACGGATAAATCCTTGATATAATTTAAACTGGCTTACTGCATCTTCAGCCATGTTCTGTAGATACTCTCGTGTTTGATATCCAATAACATGTCGACTTAGATCTCGTTGGCTGCTACCTAGTCCGTCGGCATCAACATCATAATAATCCTCAAATTGATTAATTCTATAATCAAAGTTTGCCACTAGGCCTTTTGTTGGAGTAGTATCTAATTTTTCCCATATTGTGGTATCGAACAATTCAGCGCCTTGCTGATTTCGTTTGCTGACCCAGTTGTAAGACTTATAAGAAACAATGTCACCTAATCTGTAATCAGTGTAAGGACTCCACACCTGGATGTTTACATTGTCAAACAAGAATCCGGGACTGGTATAATCGCCGTCCCAGTCAACTGTACGGAAACCACGACTCTTAATGCGTTCTTGACGATATCCGGTGGTCTTGTCATAGATAACATCGTTGAACACTGTGCGATCATCAAAGACTGTGATATGTTCTTTAAGAACAAAATATACTTTAATAAAGTAAATACCTTCATTGGTATTAACTGTACTAACTTTCACTGACTGGAAGTCTCTGTTAACATTTAAAAATATAGGTAATAGCGGAGCTCCGTCACTCTTAAATATTTGATAATCATAGAAACTGTCAAACAAACTGTCAGCAACTCCTAACGGAATTTCCATGTCAACTTGGCCGGCGCTTGGACTTAGTGTTAATAAAGATCCTACTGCCCAATTATGTTTGGTCCAGAACAAGAATTCTTTACAGCTAGTTCCCCAGTTATAGGCCACTTGATTTTCTGCATCATATCGATCAAAGCTAAATCCTTGCGTTTTCAAATAGGCCTGATAGCCTAACAAGAAATCTACTACTCCCTGAATGGTAGTAATAACCGTTCCGTAGTACAATTGAGTTGGTTTTAATTGGCTAAATGTTTTTCTAAAATACGCTTCGACGCCGCCAACTACTGGTAGTTTAGGTAAGGTCTTCCAAAGGGTTTTATCAAACACACCGGTACTTGTGTGTGACTTTAAGGCACGATAAAAAATATTTTGAGTTCTTACTATGTCGCCATTACTATAGACTTTGTCTGCGGCCCAGTCTAAGAAAGATGCACTTGTGCCCCCAACCGATGTTAATGGATCGCTACTACTAGCAATGGGTTTAAAATAGTTAAAGTATGGCTGTTGGTTGTCGTAGCCTTTGATTTTCCAACCTTCGGCTAACTTTTCAATTAATACTCCGCTGTAAGCGATGCCAATCATAGGAACGCCTACATTGAAAATTACATCATAATTTTCATTTGGCACATAAATGCTGCTAGAAGTGGCACTTGGATTTTTGCTATCAAGCAAATATTTTTGTTCTGTTTGGTCAACAAAGCCGGACATCCTAGTAGAAATTTTAACATCTAAATTGTTTAGTCGTGTTAACAATACTTGCGGATCTAGATTTTTACTACGAACATAACTAGAAACAAATGTTACCAATCCAGACAGTTGTGTTCCACCTACTACAGGAACTAATAAATTAGAAATCTTAGAAAACACTCCAGAGTCTGCAAATACTGTTTGGCCAAGTTGGTTAACTGACATTCTAGATCTATCAAAACTGTCTGTGATAAATTCAAAAGGTTTTAACAGACATAGTGCAACCATTACCGAAAACGGCCATTCACTGCTGGATCTCCATGCGGCTTCTACTGGGCTAACATCTCCTGGTCTGTAATCACCCTGATTATTAATTAAAGTAAAATCGTTAGCTATTCCAGAATCCAATGGGCTCAATAGTCGACCGTCACCATCTGTTGGGATGTGGTCAAGTATGCTAGATCTAGCATATCTACTATGAGTACCTGCTCTTGTTCCTTGACGAATAACTCCATCGCGAATATCTTCCCAAAGAATTAAGTTACCTCTAGTGTAAGGTGCCGGACCGTATTCGCTTTCCCACCATGTAGGTTTTTCGCTGAAGCCCAACATTTCCCAAGGACAAATATGTGGCCGATCAGTGTCATAGAACCATTGATACACGCCTCTCCAATACCCCGGCAAGCTCTGTAGCTTGGTCGGATCTGTCATGTTGCTGTAAGTGTAGGTAAAACTATTTTGAGTGTCAAAATACTGATCATTGTTGGTGTAATCGATGTCAGTGTTAGATACCCAGCGTAAAAAATCCTGTATAACAATAGCATCTAATTCTGGTTTAGTGTACAGTGCATTGCCGTAATAGCCGCCAAATACTGTATCAATATTAAAAATGTTTTCGTTATATTCTTGCTTAATGTTATTGTAAATTCGTAATTCTAGTTCTAAAATTGCATCGTCTCTATAGTCATCATAGGCCGCAGTAATGCTTCCGTCGTGTCCTTGTATTACTAAACGCGGAGTTACAAATGTATCATCAAGATAAATTCTTGGCAGATATTTTTTATACAGGCCTAACTTGGTAGGCGTTGAAGGAATATAATTAAAGGCGGTAGATGTATATTCTCTAATTACAATTTGATCGCCTTCGGTTAGAGTTAATGAAAGTCTAACAAATCCAAATGTACCGTCAAATACATAATCTGTTCCGTGAATTAATTGCTCACCATTACGATAAACATAAACTGCACGACGACTAAGTTCTGTAAGATTAAAAGTTTGGCTCAATGCAAAAACTTTTATTCCTTCGTCTTCTACTAGATATACTATATCTGCATGGGCTCCGTTACCAATCATATCGCTGTCTGCAAACGGATCTGATGAATCTTTTGTCACCGTCATTGCTGACATAACTTCGTCAACAAAATCTACAATATTATCCAGCGGGCTAATTTCGGCAATTCTTTTTAAGAATTCGTTTTTAAAATTGCTGTAGGCTCTTAGCGAATGTTGAATAGATTTTACAATGTTAATATTTTTATCGCAAAGCAACGATACTGCCATTGGTGCAATACCGGAGTGTTTTAAGAAACGCATACAACGATTTTGATAGCCGTCAATATTTCTTAAGTTACTAGTTCCGGGATATACTCCTAAAAACTGTGTTTCAATTTCCATCGCAGACGATAAATGATCAATCGCCTGACCCAGTGTAAAATCTGTTAGGTTATCATTTAACGGATTTTTTTCTAATCCGTGTGGAATTTGATAATAGCCTTGGTCCGGATCAATGTCAATATACATTTTAATCGATACTACATCGTTTACCGCAAATGTGTTGGCAAATGTAAATATTCCGTTTTCTCTAGTGTAACTGTCAAAGTGTCTTTGTCCGTTTAGATAAAAGATCACTGTAGACGGGAGACTACTAAATGCTATCCAATCAACTGTTGCTAGAGTAATTTTATTTGTTGCTTCAGTAACAACTACACTATCTAAAATTGGCTGCTGATAATCGCTGTCTGATTTAGTCCATCCGTTGGCAAACTCGTCTAAGGGATTAAATCTATAAAATCCGGTGTTTAGATTTTTTGTTATTGTTTCTTGATTAACAGAATAACTAAAACTATCTCTATCAAGATTGTATGTGAATGAAATATCGCCGACATTATCTATGTTTAAGTAATCAAGGCTAAATCCCAATTCGCTGTCAGCAATGCTATTGCCAACTTTATAACTCACAATAGGAGATCCTGCAAATGTTGACGAAGGATAAGTTGCTGTTTCTGAAAAACTAATGCCGTTGTTATCGAACAGATCAAACAAGGGCAACTGATTGGCTTTTGTTTTTTCTTGGCTAGGTACCCAATTAACACCAGTAAAGTGATACATCAATCCTTTATTATTGTTGCCACTTTTAACTAGTACACCTTCACCTAGGATAGGATCCGAATCAACTGTTGCTCTTAATGTAATCTGTCTAACATTATTGTGTGTAATAAAGTTAACTTGATAAATTTTGTTATTAGCTAATTGGTCTGTGTCTGCAACAAATAATACTCGAGCGCCTTGGTATAAAAATTCTCCGTCAACGCTATAACCTTGACTTCCTTCAATTGTAGAAAAAATATCAGTTGTAAATGTATCAATAAAATCTACAGGAGTTTTAGCAATACTACCGTGATTGAATAGTTGAAGGTTTGGACGGAATTCAATAATAGGACGCTTGGCTCTAAAACTGTCACCTGCTTCAAAATCTGTGCCATTTAGTTTGTGTGCTTGTTCTAGAGTTGATTTGTGGAACCAACGATTATATCTACTCCATGGATTAGCATCAATACTAGCCCTACATACTATAATGTAATCTTTTTCTCCGGGATATGAAGTGGCGTCATCAAACGGGTCTGTATCAAATCCTGTGTTATCAAAAATTACTTCCGGAATTTGGCTTGTAATAATAGGTACTGTTAAATCTGAGAATTTAATTAGGGTTATTTCTCTCCCAACTTTTTCCACTAACCAATTATCTTTGACATACTTAGTTGGAGTAACTTTTCCACCAAATCGTACAATTAGGCCGTTAGTAAACTCAACTCCGTTACTGCTGGTATAATTTTGTTTGCCTATAATTTCTTTATCGATATTAATACTGGTATTTTCTTCGATGTCTTGGATTAAGAAACGACCAAATCTATCAGGATTTATTGCACTCTGATAGTAAAGAATATCTGGGGCGTCAAAGGGAACTTCAAATGTCACGGTGCCGTTAACAGCTCCGTTGTTAGTTACTCCGTTGAAGTAATCAAACTTTGATGTTTGTACATTCTCGTCTACAATTTCCCACTCTGGGCCTTCAACAATTGTGCCATCAATACTGGCTGTAACATAGGTCAGTGCTCTCCACAATTTACCATCATAGACTGCAAGTTGATTAGGAATATAAGGAAGGAAAGGATTGTATTTTAAACTGCCTGTATCAAAAGCTGTTCTAATATAAAAACCTTCTCTAGGACTGTTAACTGCAAAATTATAGGTCTGCCCTCTATACAAGGTTAATGTAGGATTGTTTGTTGAACCGTCTGGATAAAAAATCCATGTTGATGTTGTACCTTGACGAACTCTATAGGTACTAGTAATTGCATCGCCTTGTCCAAGAACTTTAACACTTGGAGGACCGTTTGGAACCCAATAGTATTCACGGAAGTTTACAAACTTGTCCCATTCGATGGGGGGATTCCAGCTGTAATGATCTTGGCTGGTAATTAAATCGTCGCGCTCGTTGAGGTTATTAAAAAATCTAAGTTGATTTTTAAAGTCAATGTAGTCATAGAAATTTTCAATGTTTCCTCGATCATCCGATAGTACTACTCCTGGTTCTAATTGATATCTACTGCGTAGTGTGTTGTCGCTATCGAGATAAATGTCAGAGCCTTTGTAGGTCTTGCCATATCTACGACCAACATATCCTACAGTTTTTTGTAGAACACCCGGCTGGACCAAAGGGTCAATGACTCCGGCCATAAATTTACTGTTAGTCTCAGTCTTGAAAACCTGTGGCAGTAAATCTACTGTCCTGCGAATTGGTAACCCGCTTGCCGGGAAAATTTCATTTGCCATTTTCTACAATTACCCTAAATTAGTTGCTGATATAACTGCCGAAGCAGCTACACGGATTTCGCTAGCAGTGATTGCTGTTACAATAACAACATCATCTACTGTGGCTCCACTGACAAAAATTTCATCGTTAGCACTTTGAATTTCAAACAAACTACCAAAGCTCTGCGTTGGTTGTCTAGGAACAATTACCAAGTTACTTAAATCTGGAGTAACTGCATTAGTAATGTATGTGATTAATTCACCGAGATAAAATCTATCACCAAAGTCCCAGTTGGCTACATCAAAGAAATCATTAATTGCTGAAATAATTCTAACTTTAAGATCGTTGTCATTGATTGTTTTATTTGGATTTTTAACAATTTTAAATTGTGCTTGTAAGGCATAGTCTGCTGTTGCTCCGAACAGCACTTTATAGTTCACTGGATGGTATATTACTTCATCACTGATTGATTTAATCTCTCCCAGTGATGATCCAAAACTAATACGCAAACTATCACTGTTAGGAGATTCAGGTTTAGTTACTAATCCGCCACTTAGATATTTTCTAAATTCAGTATCGTAACTTCTTGTTAATAAGTAGACATCAACAATGTTGCTAACACTAGGATCAATTCTTCGATCAACATTGGCATTGTGAACATACTGAAATTTTAATCCCGATCGTCCAATATTTGCTCTATAACCCGATTCTAGAATTAAACTGTTTGATGCAGTATCTACA